TGAACCGCCTGCGCCGCCGCATTTTGCGTGTATACGGCACCGCCCGCCGGGAAATGACCGAGCAGCTGACCGAGTTTCTAGAACATTACCAGAAGCTGGACACATACAAGCGGGCGCAGCTGGAAGCCGGGAAGATCACCGAGAGCGATTACCGCACATGGCTACGGAATCAGGTGTTTCAGTCCGAGATGATGCGCCAGAAGCTGGACAACATCACCCAGACGTGTACAACAGCCCAGCAGACGGCGTACAAGCTGGCGCGGGATGAACAGTACGATATCTTTGCCCTTGGCGCAAACTGGGCGTTCTACGAGCTGGAACAGGCCGCAGGCGTGGCGTTCAACCTGACCCTGTACAACACCGAAGAGGTCAAGCGGCTGCTACTGGAAAACCCCAAGCTGGTGCCCAACAAGCGCATCAAGAGCGAGAGCAACAAGACCTACGACGCGCGGGTGTTCAACCGCTACGTCATGCAGGGCATCATTCAGGGCAAGAGCGTCCACGACATCGCCGTGCAGGCCGTCAACGGCATGGCTGATACAGAGATCCACTGGGCCATGAACAACGCCATCACAGCCCTTACAGGCGCACAGAACGCCGGGACGATGCAGCAGCTGCGCAACGCACAAGCTATTGGCATTGAGGTGCAGAAGCGCTGGAACAGCACACTGGACTACCGTACCCGTGAGATGCACCGGCTGCTGGATCAGGAAACCGCCGACCTTGACGAGCCTTTCAAAGTGCAGGGCTATGAGATACAGTACCCCGGAGACCCCAACGCAGCGCCGGAAATGGTTTATCACTGCCGCTGTAAGGTGACCGCAGCGCTTGTAAAGTACCCACGTCAGAACGCCCAGCGGCGGGACAACACGACAAAAGAGGTCACATCTGACCTGACCTATACCGAGTGGTACAAGGTCAAAGGCGGCACTGAAAAAGAGCAAATGTGGTGGGCAGAAGAGAGAAAACGGAGAAAGGAGAGCGCAAAGAATGAGTAAACGTGGCTCTGGAAGTTCCACAAGGGCAAGTGGTGGGAAAACTACGCTTGATGAATTTCTTGCAAAGCGCGGTTTAAGTTCACCTATCAGCGACTATATGGATGATAAACTGCGTATCCCTCATGGCTTGACACGCAGACAGACCGAGAAAATGCAAAAAGAAGCCCATGAAGCCGCTGCACAATATTCCGCAAAAAGAGAAGCTGCTATTGCAGAATACAAAGCGGGCGTTGCATCTGGCGCAATCAAAGAAAAAAGCCGTGTTGAAGTTTTGATGGACAAGGCAAAGGGGCATCCCGACAATCCTTCCACACAGGCAGCACGCCGTGCGCTGGAAAAACGTGGTTACAACTGGAAAACAGGACGAAAGCTCAAGAAAAAGTAAGGTTTGGAGGGATGAACCGTGATTCTGCCGATGGAAAACACCGAAAAGATGATTTTTCCGGGCGTGGGAAAGTATGGCATCCCTGAAATCAAGCCAGAAACGGACATCCGCATTGACAAGCTAGAATGGATTCCTGTCAATTATGCGCTGACTGCCAAAGATAAGGCTACAAAAGGCGTGCATTTTTACAAGGACGATTACCAGTTTGAACGGTTCTGGAACAACCCTGACAAATACATTCCACTTTTGCAACAGTTCGGCGCGGTATGTTCGCCGGATTTTTCTTTGTACAGTGATATGCCGCTTGCGGTGCAGCTTTTCATGCACTACAAAAAGCACTGGCTGGCCGCATACTGGCAAGCCCACGGAATCCGCGTTATTCCAACGCTCTGCTGGTGCGGAGAGCAAAGCTATGACTGGTGCTTTGACGGAGAGCCCAGAAACGCCATCGTGAGCATTTCGAGCCACGGCACACAGTCTGACCCATACGAAGCAGAGTGCTTTGCCAAACACTGCCGCAAGGCGCTGGAAGTGCTGCAACCGAGCGGCATTTTGTGGTATGGGAAGTGCCCGGCAGAGTTCGACTGGAATGTCACAAAAATTAAGCCATTTCAATACGAAAGGAGGCACTATCGTGAGTAAAAGAGGTTCGGGTAGCTCTGCGAGAGCGGGCGGTTGGAACGCCAACGAACACGAGTTTGAATCTGAGGCAAAGAGAACCGCCGTTGTTGTGGACAGTTCGAGATACAAGAAAACGCATAACGATGTTGTGTCTTTTGTGAAAGAGCAAGTTGGCGTTGATCTCAACAAATATCGAAGTGGCGATGGTTCCTCTCCGTCTCACACCACATATTGGGACAAGAGCGGCCCAAAAGTTGCTTTTGATCTAAAGGGCATGACTTCAAGTGACCGCACAAAGCTGATGCAGTTGTCACAAAAGCCGTTTGGAGTAACGGTTGAACAGGGTGGCGCATGGATTGGCTTTGTTTCAAGGAAAAAGAAGAAAAAGTAAATGTGTAAATACTGTGACACAAGCCGTATACACGAAGAAAATATTGTTGACAGTGGCGTTGGCGATTTTTTAAGCATTGGCGTTGATAAATCAAAAAAGGTTTATTTGAGTGCATGGTGCAACGATGAAGCGGTTTGGTATCCCAATTTTTGCCCTGAATGTGGGCGCCCTTTGAAGAATAATCAAAACCATGAAATTTAACTACAACATCAAAGTCACCGACAACACCCCGCAGCTGCATGAAGCTCTGGAAGCGTGGGTGGAGCGTGTGCTGACCATATGGGGCATGAAAGTGCAAGACTATGCGCAGCTGCTTGTGCCAACCGGCACGGCAGACAGCGCCGGCATAGAGGGCTATGTTGGCGGTGCGCTGAAAGCATCCATTACCTACGTTGTATCTGCGGCACAAAAGACCGTGACCGTGGGCTCCGCTCTGCTGTATTCGCTCTATGTGGAGTTAGGCACCGGTATTTTTGCAGAGAAGGGCAACGGACGCAAAACGCCGTGGGTCTGGAAGGACTTCAACGGCAAATGGCACTTTACCCGGGGCATGGCTCCCCGCCCCTTCCTGCGCCCGGCAGTAGAAGATCATATCAAAGAACTGCAAGAAATTGCAGTAGAGGAAGGAAAAGGCTGATATCATGGAAGATAGTTATGTAAAATGCCGTGATTGTAAGCATTTCGGGCAACCTGATTGCCCTACGTCATCAAAATGCTTGGCATTTGATGATAGACCGTATTTTGAACCAAAGCAGAAAAAACACAAGCACCATACTTTAATGGGTTCGCTACTGGTATCTTTTCTGGTAACCGGCGCTTTTGCTCTTGTTTTTGGAAGCGACAGCCCGCTTGCTTGGATAGACACGGCAAAAAAGGTTCTGCTTATTGTTGCCATTCTCGCTTTAGAGCTGTTTTTGTTCTGTTTCTTCTATCGAATCGAGTACGGAAGCATGACAAAAGAGGAAAAGGAAAAGCGAATTGACCGATTTAACAAGTATGGATGGTAGAAAATAAGCTAAAACTCAATATCCAGCGGTTGGCGCACAGCGTCAGCCGCTTTTTTATGCCGCTTTCGCACAACTGGCAGTGCTCCCGGCTCATAACCGGGTAGTTGCAGGTTCGACCCCTGCAAGCGGCACCACACCGGCAGCACGTCCGGAAAAATAACCTGATTGCCAAGCATGGCAGCCCAAGCAAGGGCAGAAAGGACACACACATGGCACTCAAAAGAGCAGATATCCGCAAGATTCTGGAAAACGCCGAAACCTCCAACGATGACAAGGCAAAAGCCATTCTGGACGCCTTGCACGAGGAGACCGATGCCCTCCGGGACGAGCTGGATACCGAGAAAAACGCCCGCGTTGCAGCGGAAAAGGAACGGGACGCAGCCAACAGCGGTAAGCAGACCGCAGAGCAGGCGCTGACCGACTACAAGACCCAGCAGACCGCAAAGGAATCAAGAGCCGCCAAGGAATCAAAGTTCCGGGAGCAGCTCAAGGCCGCAGGCGTGCTGGAAAAGTACTTTGACCGCATTGTGCGCTTGTCCGGCGAGGACATCGACAAGATGGAACTGGACAGCAAGGGCAACGTGAAGAACGCGGACAAGCTGGCTGAGAGCCTGAAAACCGATTGGAGCGACTATGTGGGCAGCACCACCACCAAGGGCGCACAGGTGGACAACCCGCCCGCAAACACCGGCTCCAAAATGACCAAAGAACAAATCATCAACATCAAAGACGCAACCGAGCGTCAGGCAGCCATCGCGGCAAATCCTGAAGCGTTCGGACTTGCAGCAAAGGAGTAACACATGGCAGCACCCGAAAATCTGACTACCGCATCTCAGATTACCACCACTATCCGCGAAATCGACTTCGTGACCCAGTTCCAGAAGAATTGGGACGCGCTGCGCACCATTCTGGGCATCTCGCGCCCCATCCGCAAGGCACCCGGCACTAGGCTGGTATCCTACAAAGCCACCGTTGACGGCGGCCTGCAGGGCGGCACCGCTGTGGGCGAGGGCGAGGACATCCCACTGACCAAGACCAAGGTCGAGCCTGTGACCTATGCCGACATCGAACTTGGCAAGTGGGCTAAGGCCGTTTCCATCGAAGCCGTCACCAAGTACGGCGCAGAAGTGGCCGTGGATCGCACCAATATCGCTTTCCGTAACGAGCTTCAGAAGAAGGTTCTGACCGACTTCTACACCTTCCTCAAGACCGGCAAGCTGGTCGGCACGCAGAAGACCTGGCAGCGTGCGCTGGCTATCGCAAAGGGCGCAGTCCTGAAGCGCTTTGCAAACGACAATCTGGACGTGACCGAGGTCGTGGGCTTTGCCAACATCATGGACTTCTACGACTATCTGGGTGACAAGGAAATCACCGTTCAGACCGAGTTTGGTCTGAACTATGTGAAGAACTTCCTCGGCTACAGCACCCTGTTCCTTCTGCCTGACGCTTTCATCGAGCAGAAGAAGGTGATTGCCGTCCCTGTGGAAAACATCGACCTGTACTACGTTGACCCCGCAGACCGCGACTACGCCACCATGGGCGCAAACTACACCGTTTCCGGTGAGACCAATCTGCTGGGCTATCACACCGAGTACAACTACAAGAACGCCACCACCACCAACTACGCCATCATGGGCATGAAGCTGTGGGCAGAGTATCTGGACGGTATCGCGGTCGTGACTGTCGGCGCGTCCAACACCGAGCCTGCCGTTGCGGCGTCTGAACTCGGCGGCTGATACGAAATAAGGAGGTGACCCCGCATGACTGTGCCAGAGCTGTGCGTTTACACGCACAATTTTTTTGACCGGTACGATGACCCCACCGCCGGGGAATTTACCTTTACGGCAGATACTGTCCCCGCTGGAGTGTCCGCCGGGCAGTATTTCCTTGTGTGCGGGTCTATCTTTAACGACGGCGTGCACAAGGCGGGAGACGGAGACCTTACCCCGGAAACCTTCACCGGCACGGTGCAGCCTATGCGCGTCCCTCCTGATTTTGTGGCGCTTGCCCAGAAGATCACCGACTACGATGCAGCCACCCCCGGCGGTGGGCGCTATGTTTCCCAGTCCTTCAACGGCTGGAGCGGCACCATGGCCACCGGCACGGACGGCTTGCCCGCAGACGGCTGCACCCACTACCGCCGGGAAATCAACCAATGGAGGAAACTGTAATGCCTGTAAACGATTTCACTAAATTCACCGTGATGGAGAATTTCACAAAGAAGTTCTGCTTTATGGTCAAAAAGCTGGTATCGGACGGCCTGTTTGGCTCTACTACCACATGGGAGGACGGCATGGAGTTCCTTGCCATCGAACGCCATGACCAGACCATTGAAGCACAGCAGGCAGAGCAGCAGGGCACGGCATCCACCTACTCCCTCTATGTGGATAAGGACATCAAGCTGTCCCCCTTCGACCGCATCAAGCGGCTGGACGATGGGCAGACCTACGAGGTTACCACCGCGAGCAGCGACAAGATTTCCCCCGCCGAAAGCCAGATGAATCTTGCCGTTGTGCAGTGCAAAAAGGTGGTGCTTTCCTGATGGGCGCAGAAGAAGCCATTACCACGGCGCTGAACAGCTTTTTTACGATGTTCGATGTTCCTGTATACCCAGAGGATTCCGTGCCGCCGGGCTCTTCCCTACCCTATATCACGGTGAAGCTGGTCATTCCTAAGGGATTTGACGAGAGCAGCACCTTCCATGCGCGGCTGTGGTATCCGGTAGACGGCGGCAAGCTGCCCCTCATCCGCAAAGCCGATGAAATCCGCGCTGCCATTGGCGATTGGCTTACCATCGAGTGCGAGGGCGGCGCAATTCTTTTGTGTGCGGGCAATCCGTGGGCGCAGCCTATGGGCAACCCGCCGGAAAAATACCTGTGCACATACCTTATTTTTGACGTCACATCCTTTGTGGTGTGAGAAAGGATAACACATGAACAAAATGTATCATGCCATTTCGGCAGATGCTTTCAAAAAGCTTCAGTTTCAGGCCGGTGCACTGCTCAAGAAGTTCGACCCGACGGGCGCTACCCCCATTGCAGCGGAGGATATGATCTGCCTGACTTCCGGCGGTATCACCGTCAGCTGCAAGCCCAACGCCATTGATCTGGGCGATGGTCTGGACGAGGTGCCCGAGAACACTTGGCAGTTGAAGCACATCACCAATTGGGATTGTGGCCTGTCTACCACCTGCATGACCGTGAGCGCTGACACCATCAAGCTGGAGTTGGGCGCTGCAGACGTGGAAACGGAAACCAACAAGATCACCGTGCGTGAGGATTACAAGGATGCGGACTTCCAGGATATCTGGTGGCACGGCAATCTGATTGGCGGCGGCTATGCTGCGGTCAAGCTGATGAAGGCCGTGAGCGATGGCGGCCTTGAACTGAAAACCACCAAGGACGGCAAGGGCAACCTCAACCTGAGCCTGAAGGGCTACTACGACATGACCGACACCAGCAAGGTGCCTATGGAGTTCTACGTCAAGGAGGCAGAGTAATGATCCTTACCATCAATCTTGACCCCGTGGAAGCCCTGCCCAAGCTGTATGACGCGGTGGACGGCATCACCCGCATGATCATGGACGCAAAGGACAACGTGGATAACCCGGAGACCAAAGACGCCCGGGAGACCATTGTTGCCAACGCCATGAAGCTGCTGGGTGCAGAGCCTTCCGAAACCGCAGAGGGCAAGAAAAAGCTGACCCAGCGCGAGTTTGCGCTGGCTGCGCTGGACTTTATCAAGCCCCTGATGAAGCTTGACCCGCAGCGCACCATGAACGCCCTACACCAGCTGTACACGCTGGAAAATGGCGAGAAGGACACCCTGCCCAAGGCGTTCACCGCGCTTACCAAGTCCGTGATGCAGGAGGACATGCAGGATTTTTTGTCATCGCTGGCCGACTTGAACGGCCTGAGTTTTGGCACTACCTCTGCCGAGCCGACCTCCAGCATCTCCGCGCCTACGGAATAAAGTATTTCGTCTGGTTCGTCATCAGCGAGATGCGCGAACGCCACCGCACAAAGGCATACCAGCTTTATACGGCTGATATGCTTTTTCTTTGTGCTGTATCGCTGGGGCAGCAGGTGGAGCAGTCCTTCAGCGAGATCATGGCAGAGTACGACAAGCCGCTATCCCAGCGCAGCCACGAGACCACGCTGGAAGAAGCGCAGGCGTGCTGGGAAAAGACGCTTGCAGACAGTAAAAAAGCCGCAGAGCAGAACGGAGGTGGTGAGACCTGAACATTTTCAATTTGATGGCCACTTTGGGGCTTGATACCTCCGAGTATGAGCAGGGCATCGAGCAGGCCCAAAAAGAGACGCAAAGCGCCGCAAACTCGCTGAACCGCAGCGCAAACACCGCCGGGAGCGGCGTTTCAGGCATGGCAAGCCAGTTTGCAGCAGCCAGCGCAAAAGCAACTGTCCTTGCAAATATGCTTACCTCGCTCGGAACAAAGGCGGTAAGCTTTGCAAAGGGCTTTGTGGAGATGGGCATTTCTTATAACGCCCAGATAGAAAAGTACACCACCGGCTTTACCAATATGTTGGGCAGCGCACAGGCCGCGCAGGAAGCCATGCAGGCCATTCAGGAGGACGCAGCCCGCACCCCGTTTGACGTGGCGTCTCTGACGCAGGCAAATCAGCTGCTCATCAGCGCGGGCGAAAACGCCGCGTATTCCCGCAAGGTCATCAATGCACTGGGCGATGCCGTTTCTGCCACTGGCGGCGGTAACGCCGAACTATCCCGCATGGCTGCAAACCTGCAGCAGATCGCAAACGTGGGCAAGGCTGCAACGATAGACATCAAGCAGTTTGCCTATGCGGGCATCAATATCTACCAGATTTTGGCAGACTACACCGGCAAATCGGTGCAGGAAGTCCAGAAGATGACCATCAGCTACGACCTTCTTTCGCAGGCGCTTATAGCCGCCAGCGAGGAGGGCGGGCGTTACTATAACGCCATGGACACCCAGAGCCAGACCATGAACGGGCGTATATCCACCCTGAAGGATAACGTCAGCCAGCTGGCCGGACTTATGACCGGCGACCTTTCCTCCGGCATCGGCGTTGTAATAGGCCACCTGAACGACATGGTTGTCGCAGCACAGGAAGCCTACAAAGAGGACGGCTGGAAGGGTCTCGGAAACGCAATTCTTGAGCTGGATAATCCAATCAGTGCCATCATCAAAAAGTTTGGGCAGCTTGGCAGCGCGGCTGTTAGTGCACTGGATAAGGCAAGCTACTATCTTAACAAGGCACTTGGAAAAAATGCTTACGCAGGGTACGACAACTACGACGACTACAAGTCAGACAAGCAAAAGCAAAGCAACAGGGACCGGCTACGGCAGAATGCTCTTTCCGGCAAAAGCGTAAGCAACAAAAGTTGGTCTGAGCGTCAGGCAGAAGCAGCGGCCGCGAGTGGAAGCGGCGGCAGCTCCATCGTTACAAGTCCTTCCAGTTCCTCCGGCAAGAGCACCGGCGCAAAATCCAAAACCGAAACCGTCATAGCGTCCGTGACGCACACCGCAACCACCACCGCACAGAACGCGCTGGGCGCTGTGACAACGAGCGTTGAGACACTGCAGGAGAAGGTCAAGGACGCAGCGGGCAAAATCAAAGACCGCGTAACCGAGACCACTACCGAGACCGGTAAAGAGATGGTCAACGGCGTTGCTACCACCTATACGCTTGTGACCAAGAAAGTTACGGACACGAACGGCAAGATAAGCACCACGACCAAGAAGGTCTACGCCGATATGTCCAAGACCCTGCTTGGCACCCTGACCACCATTGCGGAAAAGACCTTCAACGGCATCACCACCACCACGCAGCAGGCCGTGGAGACCTACGCGGACGGAAGCCAGCACATCAAGACAACTGCCACCGAGACCGGCGAGCGCATCGTGGACGGCGTGCGGCAGACCTACACCAAGATCATCAGCTACGTTGACGGCGTGCAGGACAAGGTGACAGAGACCGCGCAGAACATCGACAAGAGCATCAAGGCGACCCAAAAGCGCATTGAAGAGAACCTGAGCAAGGCACAGCAGCAGTTTAACAGCGGTATTTTTAAGATCGGCAAGAACCTGTATACCGACCTGAAAAATCAGGACTGGGCAGCGCTTGGGTTGGATATCGTCAACATGATGTGGGGCGAGGTGTCACAGGAGCAGCGCGAAGTCCTGTCTGACTGGGCAAACAAGGCGCTGGAAGCCATCAACGAGGCTTATTCCGGCGGCGGTCTGAGCGAGGCGTTCAAGGCTTTTAAGCAGATCATGTCCAACGGCATCAAAGCAGATGCAGACGGCGTTACAACGGACGTTAAGGGCTTGAGCAAAGTGTTTCAGGATCTGGGCATCAACGTTTCCGATGTCGGCAGCAAGATCATGGGCGTGCTGGGCACCATGGGTACCGGCATCGGCACCTTTGTCTCCAACGCGGGCACTGGTATTGCAAAACTTGCCGGGAGCATGGGCAGTCTGGGCACGATCGCAAAGGGCGCAGGCGGACTGATCGCAAAGATTGGCAGCCTGATCATCTCGAACCCTGAGGTTTCCGCGATCATCGCCATTGTGGCGGGCGTGGTGGCGCTGGGCGCTGCACTGTTTGCAAAGTTTGGCAAGAGCAGCGGCGGGCAGGCTGTGAGCCACTACGAAAGCCCCTTTGCCGGGCATGACGTGTACGACAGCTTGACCGAGTTCTCCACCCGGGCAGCCATGCAGCACCGCTACATGGAAAAGACCACCGGCACGGATGCACAGCTTGGCATTTTGCAGCAGATCCGCGATATGCTGGATGAGCATCTGCCGGATATCGGCACCGGGCAGCTTGTCATGGACGGCGAAAAGGTGGCCGATATGCTCACTCCGCGCCTTGCAACCAACATGGATACCAGCATGGGCGTGTATACCCTGCGGGCAGAAAGGGGTGTTTAAATGGCGATCCACAGCGCAAAGCTGGGCAATTACGACACCCTTGCAACGTGGGGGCTGTACATGAAGGTTGGCAGCCCGAACATCGGCGAGCCGGAACCGGACGAGACCCTTGTGCAGATACCCGGCTCTGACACGTTGCTCAACCTTACTACCTCTCTGGACGGCAAGGTGCACTACAAAAAACGCACTATTACCATGGAACTGCTGTGCACCGCGCCGAAAAAGCTGTGGAAGGTACTGCAAAGCCGTCTGCACAATGCCCTTGAGGGCAAGTGGTTGCAATGCGTGTTTGACGATGATCCCTCCTGGTACTGGGAGGGGCTCTGGCACGTCAAATTCGTGCCGGGGCGGCTCTCCGCAACGGTCACCATCACCGGCAGCTGCAACCCGTACAAGTACAACGTCTACGACGGCACACAGGATATCCGGTGGGATGACATCAACTTTGAAACGGACATTCTGCGAGACTACCGCAGCATTGCGCTGCCTGCCGATACGCCGGTGGATGTGGTTATCTACGGCGCACCGCACACCGCGGCTGTCTACTTCCAGCGCGGCGAAAGCGAGGCAAATGTGTCGTTGCAGGTCAACAAGACCGCCGCTGGCACGCTTGCCAAAACGACCGAGTGGCAGTATCTGGAGGGGCTGGATATCCCGGACGGAGAAAACGTCACCCTGACCTTTACCGCCACCGCTGCGAGCAGCATCACCATCAAATATCTGGGAGCAAGCTTATGAGTTACAAGATCTATGCCGGCACGCAGAACGGCGTGGACAGCTGGGAAAACCGGGTCTGTATCTATGCGCCCGGCTCTGCGCTGGAGACTACAAAGCTGATCAGCCCCACCCTGACCCGAGAGTTTGGTAAGGCTGGAAGTCTAGAATTTACCATCCCGCTGGGCAACGTGGCGCACAGCGCGCTGCAAAAGCTGAAAACGGTGGTGTCCGTGGAGCAGGACGGTAAGGAGATCTGGCAAGGCAGGGTCATGAGCCATGAGCAGGATTTTCTGCTGCGGCAGAAGGTGTACTGTGAGGGCGAGCTTGCCTACCTCAACGACACCGATGTACCACCCTACACCGCCAAGGATGTGACCATCCGGCAGTTTCTGGACTTTCTCTGCAAGAATCACACCAGCCTGACCGACAGCTATAAAAGCTTCCGCATCGGAAACGTCACGGTGGAGGAGCAAAAGCGGTATGTTCCGGTAGCCGAAAAGTGCTATCTGAAGCTGGACTATGCCGCCAGCAGCCCGGACGAGCAGGGCGACTATTACCAGACATGGGGTCTGTACTCCCAAAACGGGAACCGACTTGAAGAGAATTTTTCCTATATTTTTTCCGACTATGAGGACGTGCAGACCCCACCAGCACAAAACTGGCCGCTGAACGAGATCGTAACCGGAAAGGAGTACCTTGCCTGGCGCACGGGAGACAACCAGTTTACCCTCCGAAGAAACGCAGTCTCTCAGGGCAGCAAGACCTACGATGCAGAGCAGACCATTGTTACCCCGTCCATCACTACGCCAATAGAAACCTATAAGTTCGACAGTACCATTAAAGTGGCCAAAAAGAACACCGAATCCACAACGTACAGCATCAAAACGGAAAAAGACGGCACGGTCAACGTGTACGTCAACGGGGAAAAGTCCGCAGACTACACCCCGCAGCTTGTGGAGGAGTTGCACGAGTTCGGCGACGGCAAGAACTACGGAAAAACGTGGGGCATCCTGCAAAACGAGCTTGTGGACGTGTACGGCGGCTATCTGGCAACCCGGCACAAAACGATTCATTATCCCCCCTTGTTCCCCGGTCTGAACAAGAGAGCACGCTATCTGGACTATGTACAGGACGCGACAGAACGCAACGTGCAGGGCATCACCTTCGGCACAAACCTGCTTGACCTGACCAGCTACGTCAAGGCCGAGGACATCGTCACCCGGGTAATCGCCATCGGCAAGAAAAAAAGCGGATGGTTTATTTGGGAGACCACCGATACTCTGACCGCTACTGCCAACGATGAAACCGCCCAGAAGCTGTACGGCCTTATCACCCGGTATCTTGTGCTGGACGGCACGGCAAACACACAGCAGTCCCTGCAGGACGTGGCAGACACAGAGCTTGGCAAGCACTTACGCCTTGCGGACGGCATCACGTTGAAAGCCGTAGACCTGAAGGACGCGGGCGTGGACGTGGACAGAATCGCCTTCGGAAAGTTGACCCATATTATTTCCGCGCCCCATGGCATTGATGTGTGGATCAACTGCAACAAACTTGTGGAGCCGCTGGATAATAAGCCTGACAAAAAAGTATTCACATTTGGCAAAAAATTTTCAAGCGTATCCGACTTGCAGGCGCTCAGCGCCCGCAAAGCAACCGCCGCGTATGACCTGAGCCGCACGCTCAAGGAGTACGCATCTGATACGCAGTCTTATGCGCAGTCTTATGCGCAGTCTTATGCGCTGCAAACGATGGAGGCAGACGATGAAACCGTTTAAAGAAGTGATTGACGGCATCCGCAAAGCCGTCATGGCACACGAGGTGCGCGAGGATCTCGCCCAGATGGGCGAGTATGTGGAGCAGTTCGCAAACACGGCGGGCGAAAACATCCAGAAAGCCATCGACCCCACCCTCTCCCTCTCCGGCAAGGCGGCGGATGCGGCAAAGGTGGGAGAGGCGATCAATGCGGAGAGCGAAAGAGCAAAGGGGGTGGAAAGTCAGCTAAAGGAATCCTTAATTGACACGAGCGGAACGGTTGAATACAAATTAGATGGGTCCACAATATTTGTGGACAAAGAAATTTACAACGCCGAAATTGATAATGATACATCAGTTGTTTACTTGCAAAATCGTTTTGATTATACAACTATCCCTCTTTATGCAAACTCATATAATTCGTTACACACTATTACTCATCAAGATAATGGATTAAAGATTATCAGGGGAAAAATGGAAGAAAGGGCGGTCACGGCTGTTGTATGTAACTACACCGCTGAGTTTACAGGAAATTTATGGTTTTCGTGCAATGCCAAAGGAGAAAATGCTGAAGATGTTGCTGTAAACGTTAAAAACACAAAAAACAGTGATGCGGAAATGCTTTACGGCATAGGACGGCTGTACTGTATGTTGAAAGTTTCTGCGGGGGATGTAATAGAGATTCGTTTTTATACATGTTTAAACAATGTAACAAGCGCCAATACAATTGTTTATAGTAATATCATGCTCCAATATGGAGTTCTTACAGATTTTGTTGAATATAAAACGACGTTGAAAACGGTATCTCTTCCAAAAGATGTAAATGCCTACTCATCATCTACGGCAGCCAATGGTAAATACAGAATTACTATTCCATTTAAGAATATAGCCCCTGATTATGATAAGAGCATATTGCCGATGGATAACGATACAGCTGCAAAAATCACAATTTCGGGGATAGAATTAAAAACCTATAACGAAACATTTAACAATACCAATGGTATTGGTTTGAGCTCACAGGGAACGTTGTCTATTTATCAAAATGGTGGAGGACGTGATGAATTTGCTTACTGGTTGAGAACAAACGATATTAATATTTCGTACAAATCAGCATCCTCTGTGGAATTTTCAAGGCATTTATACCCTTCAATGATTGCAGTATCTGACAGGATTGCAAATATAATTGGATTCTCAAAACCAGCGACAAAAATAAAAAGCACTATCGTTTGCATGGGAGATTCCATTACAGGTATGTTTGGACATGAAACTGGATACCCAGAAATGATTTCAAAGAAATATCCTGAAATCAAGGCAATCAATGTTGGATTTAGTGGAACCTCTGTAATTGACCATGCGGACAAGAATTATATGCCGTTTTCCTTCAACCGACTTGTAGATGCTATTATATCTGGTGACTGGTCAGAGCAAGATGCAAAAGTTGGAAATATTTCAACTGCAAATTATGCTGAACATTTAACCACATTAAAAGATATTGCTTTTGCGAATGTTGATTTTATAACTGTTTTTTATGGTACAAATGATTGGGGATATAATTATTCCATTGATACTTTTAAGGAAGTATATTCTAAAGCACTAAAAAAATTGCAAGCGAAATATCCGCAAATTAGAATCGTTGTTATTTGTCCTTATTGGAGAAGCATTTCCGATGGAGAAGATAGCAATATAAATCCTAACAATAATGGAATATATTTGTATGATTTCTCGAATGCGATTGAAAATGATGTAGCTTTTACATATAACCTTCCGTGCATAAATTTATATCGTACTCTTGGAGCAAATTCGATTACAAACAGATATTATACGCAAGATGGCACTCATCCAACCTTTAGGACAAGAAACATAATTGCGGATAAAATTGTTAAAACTATTCTGTAATGTTATTTGACTATTCACCAAAATAAAAAGAAAGGACTGATATCATGCTCCCTATCATGGACGTTTCCCGCTGGCAGGGTAACATCGACTGGGACAAGGTCAAGGCAAACGGTCTTGTCTCCGGTGTGATGCTGCGGGCGCTGGGCAACAGCGCGAAAGACGCGCCCAGCAAGCCGTACATCGACCCCACCTTTGAGCACAACTACGCCGAGTGCCAGCGGTTGGGCATCCCCTGCGGCGTGTACTACTACTGCAAGGCGGTCAACACGGCAGAGGCTGACGCAGAACTTGCCCTGCTGCGCAAGGTGCTTACCGGCAAGACGGTGCAGCTGCCGGTGGCGGTTGACATTGAGGACAACTATGTGCAAGCACCGCTCGACAAGCAGACCCTGACGGATATTGCAGCCCATGCGCTGGGCACTGTGGAGCGCTGGGGCTTTTACGCCATGCTGTACACCGGGCTGTACTTTGGCGAAACCAACCTGTACATGGGTGGTGCTGCGCTCAAGCCTTATGACGTGTGGCTTGCCGCCTACCGCAGCAAAAAGCCCGAACCGGGCTGGCCGTTCGGTTTGTGGCAGTACACCAGCAAGGGCAAGATTCCCGGTGTTGTGGACGCGATACCGGGCAAGATTTCCGGCGTGGACTTGTCTGTGCCCTACAAGGATTATGCCAAAATCATTGCAAAGAAGGGCTTGACCCGTCTCCGGGAGGGCGCATGAGCGAAGCAATCATCGTGGCAATCATCACCGGCGGTCTGAGCCTGATCGGCGCGATCGTCTCCAACAACCGCACCGCCCAGAGTATGGACGCCAAGTTGGACAAGCAGCAGGCCGTCACTGAAACCAAGTTGGAAGATCTGACCCGCGAAGTTCGGGCGCACAACAACTTTGCCCAGCGCATCCCGGTGCTGGAAGAACAAATCAAGGTGGCAAACCACCGCATCGAAGATCTCGAAAAAGAGAGAGGAGAGTAATACATGGAGACAATCAATAACATTTTGGGCGTCATTCCCGCCCCAGTGGCGGCAGTGCTGATGCTGGGTGGCTTTATCTTTTACGCCCTGGGCTGCGTCCGGCTGGGCTACGGCGCGGCTGTCAAAGGCACTGTGCTTGACCTGATCGAGCAGGCAGAGCATGAAATTCAGGGCACCAAGCGCGGCGCAGAGCGCAAGGCATGGTGCGTCAAGATGCTGCGCAAGGCATTGGACAACAGCCGGTGGGGCAAGCTGGTCAGCTGGGCAATCACTGAAGAGACCATGAGCAAGGTAATTCAGTTTTTCTTTGACCGCATGAAAGCGGCACTGCAAAAGCAGTAAGGAGGATATCATGGCAAGCACTACATACGAGCAGAAACGATTTTGTGAAATCAAGAGATGCGGCAAAATCGACCATCTCGGTAACGTCCCTGTAATGGTGCGCAACGCCGGACAGTTGCCGCAACCCTTCTGGCTCGGTGCTGCCTGTGGCGGCGGCTCGTGTAGTGCTGCCCCCTGCGCTGCAAGGACTTGACCGACAGCAGATGACCGCCGCCATCAAAAGCGCACCGCTTGGGAGGGTAGACCGTAAGATAGCCTTACTGCGGTACGTTGAGCGGCTCCCGCTGCCGGACATTGCAGCGCAGATGCATTACAGCCGGACGGCGATAGGCTGCCGGCTGAAAGGCATTGAAAAAATGCTGAGTGCGTGATATAATAGTTTCGTCTAGGGATTAGTTTTGAGCTTTTGCTCTGACAATTCAAAAGCGGCAGGCTTTCGGGTCTGCCGCTTTTCTTTTTGCACGAATTGTGATATAATATTTATAGACAATTCGACTAATGAATTGCTGGTGTGGTCTGGCCTAAAGATTTCTGTCAGCACAAGCGCACAGCTTACGAAATTCAGTCTCCTGCACGCCTACTCACAGCGCGTACTATGCGGGAGACGCATAAAACCCCCGGTATTCCGTTTGGAGCATCGGGGGTTTCTTTATGCAAGCGCTTCCCTGATTGTCTTGCAGTGGAGAGAAGCGCGATTGAAGAAGGTTCTTGCTTCTTCATAAGTGATAAAGCGGACAGTGGCTTCTGCGCCAAGCTCTCCCTTTTCCTGTAGGGTGACGGAGTATACTCTGCCTTCGGGGTAGTCGATGTTGACCAGCGGCTTCCTGTCTGGCATCAGCGGAGACGGTATGGAGGTAAGCTGTCCACTTAACGTGGTTAGGAACTCGTCATAGTGGCTTACACCATCTTCCGTGATGAGATAGGGTTTTTTAATTTTATCCATAATGTAAACCTTCCTTTCGGTTGTATATAGCCCACGGGTTTCATCCGGTTAAGGTTATAGCAGATTATAATGCTCCGCCAGCAAAAAGCTGACGTATGTGGGGCACGCACGCTTTTCGCCGCACCAGTTCTGCACCGTGCGCAGCGGAATGCCCGCGCATTTTGCAAAAGCGGTCTGCGACATTCCGGTGCGGGAGATCAGCTCCCGCATGGACAGGTGCGCCAGATCCCAGATGACGGACAGCCGCTCCTTTTCGGCGTCTAGGTCGATGCAGCCATCAGCGCCATCCTCGGCGCTGAGCGTCACGTTATTCAGAAAAATCTCCTTTACGGCTCGCGGATTGCTCGCCATAATAAAAAGTTCAGCGTTGCTATACATGGTATCCTCCTTTCAAATGCGGTCTTTCACGGACAGGCTGATTTTGCGCACAAAGCCATCAGGGAACTTCTCACCGCTCCAGAGAGAGCCAAGCTCTCCATCGCTGCCGTTGTCGCGGGGATACTCATAGAAGGCTGTCATGCCCAGACTATCGTTGACGCGGCGCAGCTTCACGATGCGGTCGGGAGCAAGCGCGATTTCCCGGGTAAGCTTGCCGTTTTTGTCCAGTGCATCCTCGCACAGCCACTGAAGCGCCGAGATAAACTCGTCCATCGTGATGGTAGAGTGGGCAGCCCAGTCTTTAAAAATGCGGCTGTCGCCTGCAAGAACGATCTTCTTTTTAGTCTCAAAGCTGGTCATGGTAGCTATTTCCTTTTTTTGTGCGATTTTGGTTTCCTTTACTGTCTATAATATACACCCATTGGGTGCAAAAGTCAAGCTTTTTTCAAAAATATTATACCCGATGAACGTATTTTTGCCCACGCTGCCCTTTTGCAGTGTGGGCGCTTTTTTGTCCTTCGTTGTACCTTCGTTGTCTCTCCCGGTGTGGCATTCTGGTACGATAAACGCAAAAGGAGGAGCGCTCATGTGGCACAAGTTCAACCCAAACCCGCGCGGCAGCAGCGTCGGTGACTGTGCAGTGCGAGCCGTTGCAGCTGCCACCGGGCAAAGCTGGGAGCAGGCATACATAGGGCTTGCGATGATGGGCTACGCACTGGGCGACATGCCAAGCGCCAACCGCACATGGGGCGCGTACCTCCAAAAGCGCGGATTTAAGCGCCGCCTTGTCGAGGCAGACTGCTCCACCTGCTACACCGTGGAGGATTTTGCAAGGGAGTACCCGCGCGGGATCTACGTTCTGGGCTGCTCTGGCCACGTTCTGGCTGTTGTCAATGGCGAGTGGATTGATAGCTGGGACAGTGGCGCAGAGTGCCCGATTTATTACTGGTACAAGGAGGACTAAGCGATGCCATACATTCCATACGGATACCAGCCCGGCTATTATGGGCAGGCAATGCCGGATCAGCTTGCACAGCTGCGGCAGAACGCCTACCAGCAGCCTATGATGGGACAAGCGACGCAGCCGACGCAGGGCACGCCGTCCATCATTTGGGTGCAAGGCGAGGAGGGCGCAAAAGCATACATGGTTGCCGCAGGAAACAGCGTGCTCCTGATGGACAGCGAAAACAGCGCGTTTTACATCAAAAGCACCGATGCAAGCGGTATGCCGCTTCCCCTCCGGGTGTTTGACTACAAGGAGCGCACCACAGCCGCAAAAACGCCGCCACAAACGGCGCAGCAGGCCGGCGGGGAGTTTGTCACCCGGGCAGAGTTTAACGCGCTGGCAGCCCGCTGTGCGGCACTTGAAAAGCAAGAGCCTGCAAAGCCTGAAACGGAGGTCAAATAAGTATGGCGAATCCTCTTTTTAATGCACTAGGCGGCGGTATGCCCGCCATGCCAAACCCTATGGGTCAGTTTGGCCAGATGATGCAGCAGTTCCAGCAGTTCCGTGCAAACTTTCAAGGCGACCCGAAAGCAGAGGTGCAAAAGCTGCTGCAATCCGGCAAAATGTCACAAAACCAGCTGAACCAGCTGCAGGCGATGGCGCAGCAGTTTCAGCAGTTCCTTCCCCATTAAACTTCTTTCCAGACAAAGCCTTTACAAGACTTAATCCTACCTTTTGCGCAGTTGATGATTGTACAAGGCTTACATCCGTAAGCTCTGGCAGCTTCGGAATACCCACTCCACACCTTCATAAAGTCACCAGATTTTGTGTATTGGGCAACCGGTTTGCTCAATGGGTTCAAAGACCCAGTTCTACCGCGCATATTAGAATCGGCACGAAGCCCTGTTGCAATTGCGTGTTGTGTATTCCCCTTTCGAGAAATCCATTCGAGATTTTCAACAAAATTATTGCTCTTGTTTCCGTCAATATGATTTACACAAGGCAGATTTTCTGGATTTGGAAGAAATGCACTTGCAACAAGAACGTGAACGGACTTGTTTTTCTTTCCCGATTTATTGCAGAGCATTACCGTTTTGTATCCGCTTTTATGGCTTTTGAGAACAAGATTCTTAGATTTTCCGGTGTGGTTATAATTCATGCTTTTTACGTTTCCACAATCGCTCACTTCATATAATCCTTCGTATTCAGGAACAGGTAACCAATTCTCCATAAAAACCTCCGTATAGCATGGTGGATTTATCTGTTTCTATTATACCACAAAAATACAATATCTGCGCAGATTTGTATAAAAAATTTTGAAAGGAGCTTACTATGAGCTTATCTACCGATTCTCCTATGATGACTATGCCGGTTCAGCCTGCAAATACCTGTTCTAATGGTGGTTTTGGCTGGGGTGACGGCGGCTTGCTCTGGATCATCATCTTGTTCCTGTTCGCCTTCTGCGGCGGCTGGGGCGGCAACTGGGGCGGCAATGGCAACACCGGTGCCGGTGTCGTTGACGGCTACGTCCTGACCTCCGATTTTGCCAACATCGAGCGCAAGATGGATGGTATCAACAACGGCATGTGTGATGGCTTCTACCAGCAGGCGCAGCTTGTCAACGGCGTGCAGCAAACCGTGAACAACGGCTTTATGTCCGCAGAGATCAGCCGCGCAAACCAGCAGGCGGCGTTTATGCAGCAGCTGTTTGCCATGCAGATGCAGCAGCAGGAGTGCTGCTGCGAGAACCGCTCTGCCATTCAGGGCGTCAACTACAATCTGGCCACCCAGTCCTGCGAGACCCGGAACACGGTGCAGAACACCACCCGGGACATCATCGACAACCAGAACCAGAACGCCCGCGCCATCCTTGACGCACTGACTGCACAGCGCATCGAGGCAAAGGACGCAAAGATCGCCGAGCAGGGGCAGCAGCTGTTCGCAGCACAGCTGGCGGCATCTCAGGCAGCCCAGAACGAAACGCTCAAGGCCTACATGAGCGGTCAGCTGGCCTACTACAACCCGCGTCCTGTGCCCGCATTCCCTGTCCCCGCACCCTACCAGTACGGTAACTGCGGCACCGGTTGCGGTTGCAACGGTTGCGCCTAACCGAATAACGGCAACTTCCGAGGATTTCTCGGATGTTCAGCCCCAGAGCTGATTTTGCAAACCAGAGCGCCGGGGCAGTAGTCCCGGCGTTTTTATTACGAAAGGAGCCGATAAAATGGCTGAATTTACCTCTACCACGATTCAGACCGTGGCAGCCGGTCAGAATCTCCCCTTGACCGAAACCGCTATCAAGGGGTCAAACTGCATCAACCACCGAGCAGGTGCTGGTAATGTGACGCTGCGTGGACTTACGAACCAGTGCAAGGCACTGTTCAAAGTGAGTTTTGGCGGCAACATCGCCATCCCTACCGGAGGCACTGTGGGCGCAATCTCTGTGGCGTTGGCTGTCGGCGGCGAGGCGCTCAACAGCGCAACCGCAATCGTCACCCCGGCGGCAGTGGATCAGTACAGCAACGTCTTTACGGCGGTGTTCGTGGAAGTCCCCCGGGGCTGCTGCGTTACTGTGGCGCTCAAAAACACTAGCACGCAGGCAATCAGCATTGCAAACAGCAATCTGATCGTTGAGCGGGTAGCATAAGAAAGGAGATAAAGTCATGCTGGATAAATTGAATCATCTGAAAGATGAGATGTGCGAAGAGCTCATGGAGCTGACCGACAAAAAGAATCGATCCCCTGGCGATGTTGAGATGATCGGCGAGATCGTGGATATCATTCTGGACATCCACCGCATCAAGGATTATTGCGAGGGTGGCGAGTACAGCCGTGCGGGCGAGTGGGAAGCTGACATGCGCGGATCCTTCAGCCGCGACGCCGGAAACGGTTACAACCGGGGCAACAGCTACGCCAACCGCGGTCGGCATTATGTTCGCGGTCACTACTCACGCGGCGATGGCCGTGAGCGCATGATCTCCGACATCGAGGACATGATGCAGGAAGCCACCGGTGCAGAGCGTGACGCATACAAGCGAGCCGCTGACATCTTGCGCAACGCATAAGAAAGGGGGCGGCAGGCATGGATATCGTGGAGATCAACGAACACATCCGCAAACTGAAATGCGAAGAAACGAACTGGCAGAGCGTGGAAAAGCTTGCCGCCCTCTGCACTGTGCGGGACGAGCTGGAAGAAGCACACGCACCTGAAACGCAGACCCAGGCATTGCCGCCCGCGACTTATGCGGCGGCGTACTCCACAGCAGCGGAACCACAAAGCGACTTTGTGGCGGCTGCCAGCTCTGTTCCTTTCGGCGGTCTGATGCAGGTGCTCGACAGACACATGAACGCAATAAAGCTGGTGTACCCGAAAGAGTATGAGCTAGTAATGCGGAAGATTGTCTCTTTGTCTGAGTGACGATGCCCAATAGGCTGAAGGCACAGGGAAAGTAAGTCGCCCGGCCAAAAAAATCCATACATAGCAGCAGCCCCGGGAAGCCTGACGGTTCCTCGGGGCTGTTTTTGCGTTTATAAAGCTGTTTTTCAGCGGTGTGTTACCAAAAATGTTACCATGATAAAGAAAAGAACGTCAATTCTCAGCGAAATGACGTTCTTTTTACATGGTGGAGGCGATGGGAGTCGAACCCATGTCCGAAAAGAGCTCAGTGTAGGTGTCTCCGGGTGCAGGCGATCTACAACATTCCCGCCGCGCCACGCCGATCGTCAGGC